AAGTAAGCCTGCTTTACGCAGCTGAATGTTAGTACAGAGGTATTGCCACCAATCAAAGTGGTTTCTACCCCTAGTAAGTAGCCTTAGCGCTTGCCAAGGATCTTACTCACCTTCTCGCTCAACTCGAATGGGTTGTCGACAAGGCGTCGGAGGAACGGTTCGGTATGAATCGATCTTCCGATCTCTCGGACGGTTGCATTAAGTAAATGCAATACGACCTTTGTCAGAGGGTCTCCCATGAGGACCCCTCTGTACATTTTTACGGAACGTGAGCCATCCGGCTCAGGTTTCCCTAATTGTTCTAGCACGTCGCCTTTTTGCGACTTGAAGAATATGTTACGTGGATTGTAGCAGGTCCCTGCCACAATCCCACGCAGTATGGGGGGAATGCCACATTTTGTCATCCACCTCATCCCCAACAAAGATGCTACCTTATGGTCCATCTTGTCGGTCGCCTCTTCGTAATCCGTACTGGATACATAGACGGTTTTGTAGGTTTCACGGATTTCCGTGTAACCTGCAAACTCCTCGGTCTCGCGTCGTTCGACAGCGAAAACGAGTTCTTCTAGCCTATCTGTAAAGATAGACTGGAAGAGATTCCACCCTTGGTTTGCTCTTTGCATTCCAGAGTGTGAGCTTTCTAACCCCTTACCTAGGGGCCACGAAGCTAGCTTGTTTACAACATCTAATACGATCTTGAGACAAGCGCGAGCCTTGGTAACGGATCTTCCCTTACCAGGTTCGCTAACCACTACAAGGTATGCATCTCGCAACCTTTCTAGTGGCGTTGCAAGTACGACTTCTAGACATTTCCAGAAGACATACGAGCCCTCCCCGAGTTCTTCCATGGTTTGGAAGCCTTCGGTTAAACCGGTGTGAAGGTTAATGACTTTAGCCTTCATCCCCGATCTTGCCATCAATACGATGTCTCGAATTGATTCGCAAGTTCCTCCGTCCCGTCGGGTATCTTCCCACGAAGCGGAGCCTGTTACAGTGACTGCTGCTTTTGTAGTCAGCCCTGTAAAATGATGGTCTGGAATGGATTGGATAACCCGTTCTAGAGCCTCTTCGACGATCTTCAGTTGGCCCTGGCTAGGGCTATCTGGATCGCTAGATACAGTTCTAAGAAACTTCATCTTAGATTGCATCATGACAAGGGGAGGTGGGGTTCCACACCCTCTTGTCTGAGACAGGTAATTCATTGCCGATAGGTACTGAACACCTGATAACTTTCGAACTTCCACAAAACTGAGGAAGAGAAAGTTGAGCCAAGGAGGAAAGGTTTTCCACCTCTCCTCTAGCTCTTCATCAGACCCCTGGCGGTGGCCAATGGATTTGATGACTCCTCTTGCTGACTTTAAGGTCGCATAGGGGCTCGTGAGGTTAATTACGTATTCGTTAATAACCCCATCGTAGAACTCGTCCCCTATTAGGTAGGACAGGTTCCATAGTGTGTGGAGGTCGAATTTTTCCCACGTCCACACTTCACAGGGTCTCGCCAGATATCTTTCTGTAAAGATCCC